TGTCTATAAAATTCATTTAAACCATCTTGATCATCTTTAAGACCTTCTACCTCGTTATCCCAGTATTCAATAACCCCAAGTTTGATTGGCGTTCCATGAGGTCCAAACACTGGTTTTTGTGGTGTTTCGAAGACAGGCATGCCATAAGAATCAATGTATCCCTCGTAATTCCATTCCATAGGAATGAACAAAGAATATAGTCCTGAACGAGTTTGTCCATTTGCATTTCTTTTTGTAACATCTGAGTCATCGTATAATTTTTTAAAATTTCTACCACCTTTATCTAAAGCATTCGATGTTGACCCCATCATACATTTACCTATAATTCTAGAACCTAATCTTAATGTTGTTTTAGTAACACGCCAGTTGTTTTCTATATTATTAGGTCTCTCCCATTTACCACTTTCATCATGTACTAATAATTTTAATTTCTCACCATCATAAGCATTGTCTCCAGTATTTTTCCAGTCAATAGTTGTATCAAGCCCTGTAAGATCTTCTTGTTTATCTGTAGAAACTATAGACCTTCTTGTAAATTTAGATGCTGGCACACGATATGCTAACTCTGTTTTAGGTCTATCCATACCATCTTGTATTGGTTTAAAAAAGAAAGGATAGTTAACTGATATTGGTACAACTTTATCTGTGAACATTTTTTTAGCATCAGCACCTGATTTAGATAGTATACCAAAACGAGCATCACTAGATATGGTAGCCATATTAACAGTTTCGCCAGAAGCCATAAAAGAAAAACCAGATCGTCTATTTTTAAGATAACACATGCCATAACTTCTTTGATCAGCTCTACATGCTTCCCAAAATATAAAAAATAATCTATTTGATTCTCTAAAGTCTGGTTGTCCAACATCAATTTTTGACCATTGTAAGTACATGTAATGAGTACCTGTTAAATATGTAGGTATATCTTTATTTATATACCAAAAACCTTCTTCGCGTCTTTTAAATTCAGTATCAATATAATCGTACCATGTCTCTTTAAAATCCTCAGGGTATTCTCTCCAGTCAAATACTGTTTTTATTCTGCTTAATATCTTAGGATATTCAAATCTAGTCCATTTGTTTTTTTCAAACTTATGAACATTGTTTTGTTTAGGTAAAGCTATTTTAAGATTTTGTATTTCGTATATATCTCCAATTTGCCCAGTCTTAGATATAACAACCATATCATGCTCTTCGTTATATCCATATTCCCATTTACTATACCTATTCATTCTTTTAAGAACTTTAGGTTTTACATGGTCTTTTATTATTTTATATAAAGTTTGCTTATACATTATTTAGATCTCCCTTCAGCAAAACCACGAAACGTAGTTTCTTTTTTAACTTCTTTAGGTTTTTCTTCTAACATATTTTTTTCTTCTTCAATACGGTTAAGTATTTCAAAACAATCAAATATAGCTAGCTTTTTTGTAGCTGCTGCGTTTTTAAGTCTATCAGCTGATATGTCATCGTCTGAATCTACTATAGGTTCTTTCGCAACCTTAATTAATTCCTCAACTGCTATTTGCCCAGCTTGGATTATATTCAACTTCGTTTCCTTCGTATTCATATTTTATAACAATATCATTTGATTTCATACAATATAAACGCTCATTTTCAACTAAAAACTCCCATTCACCATTAGGTGTATAACCTACTAAGTCTCCCTGGTTAATTTCTAGCGCTTCTAATGAACTATTGCCATATTTTAATATACCAATAAGCTTTTGCTCTTTATCTAGCGTTAAACTATCATTGTCTTTTATAGGTTTTATAAAACACCTATCACCAAAACTGTGCCAACCTTTTTTATTTTTATATAAATACACTTGGTCAATAGCACAAAAATAAAGATCATCTTTAAAATAAGACCTACTTTTTTTCTTTTTACCTTTCATGTCGTAAAAAGTTCTAAAAACGTTTTGATGTATAACAACTATGTCTCCTTTTTTAATTTTACTATTAAAAGCTAAAGGAGTTTCTATTACCGTAGCAAGTCTATTTACAAACTTCCAGTTTTCTATTTTTGTATTAATAACAACGTCTACTCCAGATATTTTAACTGTGTTACTATACTTGTCACCTAATGGTTGTATAATAAAATCGTATATGCTTTTCATTAATAGTTAAGATCATACTCAACAGATATAGCCATGTTAGAGTTAAACTTTTTCCATGGCAATACCTCGTTGTTTTTCTTTATATGTATGTTATAAGAGTTATCAGAGTCTTCAAATAAAATATGAGAAATTTCATGACCTCCATAAACCTCTTGACCTACAGAGTAATGCATTGCATCATTTTTATAATCAGATCCAATACTAATCTTTCTTATATTATTTTGCATCTTCTTTTTCAATGTCTGTGTAAGTACCGTCTTTAAGATCAATATTTACTTGGCCATATTCTTCTTCTAATTCTTTTTTCGTTTCTTCAATAACTTTAGAAAGATCATTTATTTTTTGATGTATATTTACTTTTTGTACATCTAAAACACCTAGTGATCTAAGCATTTCGCTTAGTTCTACTTGCTGCTTGTTAACAGTTTCTAACTGTTTTTTACTGATCATTTTTTTTGCTTCTTCCATAATTTAATTTAATTTAATTTATTAATATTCACTTATTTATATAGTCACCTATATATTACTTATTTACATATAATAACATCAGCCTCAGTTACACCTGTACCTAATGATGTTATAAAGTCTACAGCTACTGGTAAAAATGATCCAGCTTGTACATTTTCAAATGTTATTGCTTGTGCTGCAACTGGTACTCCATCATTTACAGCGGTTATAACAGCTGTTGCGCCTCCAGCACCACCACCTGCTTCTACTACAGTAATAATATCACCAGGATTATAACCAGATCCAGCACTATAAGCAGCACCTCCTGATGTCAAATTTAATGTACTAACAGAAGCTAAACTTGTTCCTGCTACAATAACATTTATGTTACCCGTAGCGCCCATGTATAATACAGAGCTGTTTAAATTATTACCTAAAACACCTGTTTGGTTTTCAAAAATCCAAGCTGGTTTACCATTTGGAGTTCCTACTAAACCTGTTGAACGCATTGCTTTACCAGCTATACCATCACTTATTGGAAATTTACCCATTTTTTTATTTTTATTGTTTACTTATTGTTTTAAATTTTTCTACACCACGTGAACCAAAATAGGCTACATAAACTGTCGCGGTTAATGTTTTTAATAAACTTATCCATTCTTGTTCTACTGTAAAAGATAATGATTCATGACTATCAACCCATATAAAAGCTACAGTCATTACAGTTAGAAATATTAAAGACATTGGACGAGTATTTTTACTAAGCCACGAATCTGATTTCATATCGCTAGCCCAGCGTTTTGAGATTTCTTGCATCTCTACCATATCTTGCTCTAAAAGTTTAAGAGCTTTTTCTTTGTCCTCTGCAGGTAGCACAGGATCTTTATGTATAAGGTTTTTTACTAAACCAAAAACCCCAGCATCAGGTAATACATCACCAGCTAGGTCTAATATTCCAGGAGCAGCTTTACTTAAAAACTGTCCTACTTTAGTTTGATTAAATTTTTTTTTCATGCTTTTTTATATGCTTCAGCCTCCCATGGTAAGTTTTTAGCACCTTCCGCCATATCAGCTCTTGAATATGTTTTACCTTTCCAATAAACGTTTTCATCATCATAATCTAAATCACCTCTTTTCATTTGGTCTATGTGTATCATTTCGTGATTTATAACTTTTTCACATTCTGAAGGATCTAATTTATTATTTAATATAATAGTTCCATTATTGTTAGCTTTACCCATAACTCCATCTTCCATTGGTACATTGTAAATAGGTGTGCTATTTGTATTATATGGAGGGTTGTTTAATTTAAAAGCCATATTATTTTTTATAAGGTAGTAATTTGTTTAAAGCATCCCTACGACTTTGACAGCCGCAGGGAATGTTTAAACCTTTTGATACATTATCAACCAGTTTTTTGATACCAGAAGCTTTAGTAAACTTCTCTATGTCATCTCCTAATCCTCTAGATCTCATGCTGATTATTATGCGAATGCAGCAGTTCTCCAGTACATTTGAACTGGTGTAGCAGCTTGATCAAGTCCTAATTGAGCTGAAGCTACAACTCCACCTGGATTAGCAGTCATTGCAGAACGGATAGCAGCAACAATAGGGTTGTTTTGTCCATTTACAATTGTTGGATTTACAGCAGCTGAAAGACTAGTAGATACTGTTAAAGTTAGCTTTTGGTAACCTGCAGCTTGAGCAGCTCTACCAGTTAAACCAATTATAGCTGTTTTAGCGTTAGCTCCTGTTGCTCCAGTTGCTTGAACTCTTGCAATGTCTTCTACATTTACTAAGATGTTTTCTGTTGGTCCTAATGGTTGTGCAGCGGCTGAGTTTCTTACGCTGAATTTAATAAATTTTGCCATTTTGTTTGTGTTTTGTTTTGTTTGTGTTTATGTTTTGCGAGTTTTATACAGTTCTCTACTGTTATGATTTACGGTTGTTTTCTCCTACAAATCGTGAGTGTTCACCATTTCTTCCGTGTTTTACTTTTTTTAGATGAGCTTTTCTTCTTTCTTTATCTTTACCATCTCCAGTTGAGCCTTGATTAAAACCATGTGTAGGATCTCCTTTGTGTGTTAGAGGTGATCCACCCATTTTTGATTGTGAATGTTTTGACATCCATGATCTTCCTCCGCTAGCATCTTTAGCTACAGGATTGTCATTCATTAAATTTGATCTTTCAGTTTTAACTGATTCGCTTTTGTAACCTTTGTTTAGGTTTTTAGTTGGTGCTCCTTTATCGTACATAGTTTTATTTTTTAAATTTTTTATTATCGTATTTTAAGTCTCCAGCTAATCTTGAAATATGTTTTTCATCAGCTGTCATGTTTTTATCACTATGACCATGTTTGTTATCATATTTAATATCTTCTTTAAGATACGTCATATGAGCTTCATCGTCTTTTTTAGTTGCTTTGTAATTAGATTTTGTTACTTTAGTATCCGCATGGTTTTTTGACCATTTAGCGTTACCTGTGTATTCTCCGTAATGTCCTTTGTGTCCCATTATTGTATATAATTTTTAAATATATTTGTTGTTTTGTTTGAGTTAGTAGATGGTTTATCTACGCCATATTTCTTTTTATATGCTGCATCTGTCATTGTATCGTAATCTCTTTTTCTTTGAGCCTCTTTTTCTTCGCTAGATTTGCCTCTATTTTTTGAAGCTTTGTCTGATATTTTTTTAGTTTTTTCATCAAACTTAACTTTTTTATCTCCAGTAAAATCTTTACCTCTTTTGTTTCTTTTTTCTACTCTTTTTTCTTGTCTATTAGCTTTACTTTCAGCGCTTTCGTTGTCTATATTTAAACCAGCTGTAGCAATTGCATTAGCCGCATCTTGTATCATACCAACTTCAGATATATAAGTTTCACCTTTTGGGTTATAGTAACTTCCATGTAATGGAGATTTTGAATAAAAATTAGGTATTTTAAATGCCATAATTATGCTCTTGCTGCAGCCGCTTTAACTTGATCTTCATCTTCGCGAACTTGTTTAACGTTTTGTTTTGGTTTTGTTTTTCCAGCACATTTTTTTCTAGCTTCTCTTATTTGCTTAGCTGTCATACCAGCGTCTGTTGCTACTTCGTAGTCAAACTCTGCTGAGCATGGATCCATTGCTGGTTCTTTTTTATTAAATGGTGAAAGCATTTTATTAGGTGAGTTAGCTTCTATTTTATCTTGTCTTGCTTGCTCCCAACCTGACATTTTACCGTCTTTATTTAAATCTCCTAACATTTTTACAGGATCTTTACCGTACGCGTGGAATTTTTTTGAAAATGGTGAACTCATATTTTTATTTTTTACAGTTTTTTAATTCTTCTCTAAGACCATCAACTTGATCAGATAAATTATCCCAGTTACGAACTTTTTTATCTTTTTTAGTTAAATCTCTCATTTTTTTTATCTCAGCTTGTTTTTTATTTATTTCATCTTGAATATCTTTACAAGATCTTATATTTAAAAAAGGAGTTGTTTTATCTCCACTAGCATTTCTTTCTAATTGATCAGCTGTTTTAAGTAACTTCTTTTCTTTTCTAGCTTTTTTCTTATCAGACATTGGTTCTGATAATTGCTTTATAGTTTTGTCTAATTTTTTTTCTTTTCTTTCCGTGTCTCCAGCTGTGAAAGGTCTATCAGGACTAGAGCTATACAAAGGTGATCCGTAAAAGTTTTTTATTTTAAATGCCATATTATTATTTATTTTTACAACCAAAGTTATTAGCGTAGTTAGCCATTTTAACAACTTCTTCGCTATATTTATCTTTACTTGACATTACAGATGATGCAGCAGAACAAGCGTCTTTAAAACCGTTCTTTTTAGCCCATGCTGTAAATTTACCTTTGTTCTCTGGTTTAATTTCAGGAAATCCTTCTTTATAAAATGGAGATCTCATTATATTTTACTTTGTGCTTTTAACACTGGATTCATACCACCACCTTTTGCAGGTGCTTTTAATACTTCCATGCCAGTTATACCTGAACTTGAACCCATCCCATGTGCTCTACCTACCTGATTTAAAGGTCCGTCCCATACGTGAGATTCACCTACTATACCTACTTTAGTTCCAGGTTTTAATTTTTCCATTGAAGGATCATATTTTCCGTGATGCATAATATTTATTTATTAATTAATTATTTCTTTTCATTTTACAACTTCCTTTATATTTTCTAATTTTAGCTAAAGCACTTCCGTCTACAACTCCATCGTCTCCGCCCATCATTGTTTCTTCAGCTTGCATTGGATCTATAACTGATGGATTTGATAAATCACCACCAGGTGTTTGTATTGTATTATTACCAACAGTATTACCACCACCAGTAAGTGTATCAAGTTTAGAATTTATTTCAGAAATTTGTGACTGAACATCTCCTTGGTTATTAGTTCCTCCAAAATTAGTTAAACTATTAGTTGCTATATTTCCTATTCCACCACCAAGAGAGTTCATTAAGCTTTGTTTTCTTGCTTGGTACGCGGCTCTTTCAGCTGGATTCATTGCAGCTAGCTTTTCTTTTCTTCTTTTTCTTCTTCTTCTGCTTCCGAAAAGTTTTAATGGACTGTTGCTCATCTTTGTTTGTCTTTGTTTACGTTATATATAGCTTTTGTCATTACTTTGTCTGTATATGTATCTCCAGCTATTAATTTGTTTCTTCTAGCACTTGTTGGTATATCATCTTCGCCTAGCATGATTCTATAAATTCTCATTATAAGTTGTTTACATTTAAATGATACTTTATATATATTATATTTTTGTGTAGTTCTGTTTCTATGTCTCCACACAGTTATCCAACCATCTTTTAATAACCTACTCCATCTTCTGTTATCCCAACTGTAAGAATAAACACCTTGTTCAAAATCATACTTACTAAAAAGATCCATACAGTCTAAATAAATTAAAACTTCTAAATCAGCATCAGTTAAGTTGTTATTTTTGCATGCCCACTTTCTAATAATTCTATAATGCTTAAGTAAGTTTAACTCTTTAATGTCACTAGCTACTAATTTCATAAAACAACAACTACATCTTGTATTTTTATAACGTGATAAGTTTGTTTATCAATTACTATTTTATGACCAGCGTGTCTATCAAAAAATATTCTTGAACCTTCGTTTATTCCTTCTATTTCTTCACCTATTGATTTAACATTTGCCTCTACATATCTAATGTCATCTCTATGTGATTCAGCAAGAAGTAAACCACCTTTAGTTTTGGTGGTTCCTTCTTTTATTTTTTCTATGATTAAATTTCTACCTATTGCCTTCATCTATTCTTAAATTATTGATTACACAATCGGTTGA